TCTGGAGCGTGGTGATCTGGTTTACATACAGGATGTAGCAAAGCAGATAGAGAATCAGTTTACCAAAGTTAGAACCCGACTCTTGAGTGTGCCAACTAAGGTAGCGCCAGAGGCTCATGCGTGCGCTTCAGTAAGAGAAGTGCAGTCAATAATAGAACAGGCAATAGTAGAGGCATTGAATGAATTGGTCGGATACAGTCAAGACCCAGCAACCGAAGACGCTTGACGCTAGAATTGCCGAGGCGATTAGAACGTCTCTCAAGCCACCTCCAAAGCTAACTGTAAGCTCTTGGGCAGACCGTTTTAGACAGTTATCTAGCGAATCCAGTGCAGAAGCTGGCGGCTGGTCAACTAGCAGGGCCGAATATCAACGTGGTATGATGGACGCTATAAGCGATCCCGCCATTGAAACTGTGGTATTGATGACCGCTGCACAGATCGGTAAAACTGAACTTATCAATAATGTCGTTGGTTATCACATACACCAAGATCCTGCTCCTATGTTAGTCGTGCAACCAACGCTCGACATGGCACAAACATGGTCAAAGGACCGTTTATCGCCAGCCATAAGAGATACGCCTGTACTTTCTGCTAGGATCAAAGACCCAAGGAGTCGTGACAGTGGTAACACAACATTGCACAAGGTCTTCCCTGGCGGTCACGTTACTGCTTGTGGTGCAAACAGCCCTTCATCTCTAGCGTCACGTCCTTGTCGGCTGATTTTATGCGATGAGGTGGATCGTTACCCGCTTTCCGCTGGTACAGAGGGTGATCCTGTATCTCTGGCAAAAAAGCGTTCTACTACGTTTTGGAACCGTAAGATTGTTCTGGTTAGTACTCCAACTGATAAAGGACACAGTAGGATCGAGCAGGCATATCAGGAAAGTGACCAGCGCAAGTATTTCGTCAGTTGTCCACACTGCAAAGAAGAGCAGGTCTTACGCTGGGCGAACGTAAACTGGGAGAAAGACAAGCCTCATACGGTTTCATACGTTTGCGAGCATTGTGGCTCTTGCTGGACTGATGCAGATCGTTTTCGCGCCATAAGATATGGAAAGTGGAAAGCTACAGCAGATGGTGACGGAAAAACTGCTGGATTTCACCTAAGCGGGCTTTATTCACCGTGGACACCTCTTGAGGATGTCGTGCGAGAGTTCCTTGCTGCTAAACGTGATCCAATGCGACTGAAGACCTTCGTGAACACTTTTCTTGGTGAGACTTGGGATGCAGACCAGCAAGGTGAGCAGATTGATGAGCATGACCTAATCAATCGGGTAGAGGACTGGGGTGATGAATTGCCAGAGGAAGTATTGATGCTAACTGCTGGTATTGACGTGCAAGATGATAGGCTTGAGTTAGAGATAGTAGGATGGGGACGCGGCGAGGAGAACTGGTCTATTGCTTATGAAGTTCTTTACGGCGATCCATCTACTGCGGAACTGTGGATGCGATTAGACAGTGTGTTGCAACAAAAGTTCGTACATCCCATACACGGTGAAATGATATTACGCGCTTCGTGTATTGACTCAGGTGGTCACTATACTCAGCAGGTTTATAACTATTGTCGCGCCAGATCTGGAAGGCGTGTGTTTGCGATCAAAGGTGTTGGCGGCGAGGGCAAACCGATTATTGGCAGACCAAGTAAAAATAACATTGGTAAAATAAACCTGTTCCCAGTTGGTACAGATACTGCCAAAGAGTTAGTATATTCACGACTGAAGATGACTGAGGAGGGTGAGGGTTATTGTCACTTTCCTCAAGGTAGATCGGATGAGTACTTTAGAATGTTGACTTCAGAGAAAAGAATAATCAAATATTATAAAGGCAGGCCAAAACGTGAGTGGGTAAAGATTAGGACTAGAAACGAGGCGCTTGACTGTAGGGTTTATGCGACTGCTGCACTCGGTTTGTTAAATGTCAACCTAGAAACGGTTTACAAACAGGCACAAAATGGTGTATCACAGGGTATTAGTGCATCTACACCCAAACGCCCTTCTTTACCGAGAAGAAATAGCTTCGTTCATGGATATAAATAATGACCAACCTATTTGACTCTGCCAACGCTCCAGAAGGGGAACCAACCTCAGCCGTAGTAGGCGACTTTGTTCAATGGAAAAGGTCAGATCTTTCTGACGATTATTCTAACTCTAGCTATACAGCTAAATACATATTTCACAAGGCAGATGGTACAGGCTCTGACCTGACTATTACTGGCACTGCGCTAAACGACGACTTTCTTTTTACTATTACATCAACTGTTTCTGACAGATTGCCAGCAGGCGATTATGTCTGGCAGTTAGAAATCATTAGGAACTCTGACAGTAGCCGCATCGTAATTGATCGTGGCAACTTCAAGTTTCTTGTTGATTTACTTACACCTCATGCTGATGGGCGCATACACGCTGAGATCATGGTTGCTAAGATTGAGAGCATCCTTGAGGGTAAGGCCGATTCTGACGTTAGCAGCTATAGCATTGCAGGGCGCTCGCTAACTAAGATGAACTTTGATGAGCTTACTGCGGCTAGAGACAAATACCGTGGAGAGGTCACTCGCTACAAAAACAAGGAACTTGCCAAGCGAGGGAAGGCTGGTAACTCCACCGTGAAAGTTAGGTTTTCATAATGGGATTGTTTGACATCTTTAGGCAGAAGAAGCCTGTCAAGTCAAAGGGACTTCAGAGACGTAATTACGCTGCCGCTGCAAGAGGTAGATTATTCGCTGACTTCTTGGGCAGTAACCGCAGTGCAGACAGTGAAATACGCTGGTCAATCAACGAGTTGCGAAACAGGGCAAGAGACCTAGAGCGGAACAACGAATACTTCCGCAGATACTTACAGCTTCTTCATACTAACGTAGTTGGTAGCAATGGGTTCAACTTACAGGTTGGTGCAGTCAATCCTGATGGCAGCCCAGACTCACCTGGCAGCCAGATCATTGAAAACGCCTGGAAAGACTTTGGTCGCTATGGCGGCGTCACTGTAGATGGCTGCATGAGCCTAGTTGACTTGACTGCCCATGTTGTGCGTGCGGTCAAGCGTGATGGTGAAGTGTTTATGCGTATCGTCAAGAATCGTGCATTTCGCTACGGCATCGCATTACAGGTTATCGAGCCTGAGCGTATTGATGAGGAGATGAACGAGCTATACAAGAACGGCAATGACGTTCGTATGGGTGTAGAGCTAGATGAGTTTAGGCGTCCAGTAGCTTACCATGTTCTGCTGAACCACCCTGGCGATTACGACTATACTACACTTGCTAAAGGTACAAAACGCGCTCGCATACCTGCATCTGAGATGATGCACATATTTATGCCAGAGCGTGCTGGTCAGACTCGTGGTGTTCCTTCTGCATCTGCTGCAATCGTATCGCTCAAGATGCTGCATGGCTATCGTGAAGCAGAGTTAGTTGCGGCTCGTACAGCAGCATCAAAGATGGGTTTCTTTACCAGCCCAGCAGGTGATGACTTTACTGCTGACGCATATGAGGGTGCAGACGGTACAGGCGCACCAATCTATGACGCAGAAGCAGGCACTTTCCACCAGTTACCTGCTGGTGTTGACTTCAAGCCATTTGATCCATCTCACCCAACAAGCGCTTATGCTGACTTCGAGAAGTCAGTCCTTCGCGGTATTGCTGGTGGTTTAGGCATAAGTTATACATCTTTGGCTAATGACCTAGAAGGAACAAGCTACTCCTCTATTCGCCAGGGTGCGCTTGAGGAGCGTGACTTCTATCGTACTTTACAGCGTTTTATGACGGATCACTTCCTTGATCCTCTATATCGTTTATGGCTTGACCATGTAATTGACCAAGGGCTGACGCCGATCACAGGCTTAGGCAAGTATGAGAAATTCAGTGCAAACGCTTCATTCCGTCCCCGTGGTTTCCAGTGGGTAGATCCGCTCAAGGAAATCAACGCTGCGGTTGTTGGATTGCAGAATGGCATCTTGAGCCATAGCGATATAGCAACCAATTATGGCAGGGACGCTGAAGAGACGTTCGCTCAGATCCAACGTGACAAAGAAGTAGCTGGTCGCTATGGGCTGAATATGGCGTATGAACCATTTGGTAATAAACTTCCTGTGCAAGCAGAAATAAGTGAGGATGATGATGTCGCACAAGCCGACTGACGGAATGGTAAGCGAGGCCAAGCGTGGCCTTGAGTGGCGCAGCGAGTTTGGACGTGGCGGCACAGAGGTTGGTATTGCCAGAGCGCGTGACATCTCAAACGGTAAAAGTTTGTCTGATAGTACAGTCAAACGTATGTTTAGCTTCTTCAGCCGCCATGAGGTTGATAAGAAAGCAGAAGGTTTCCGTCCTGGTGAAGAAGGCTACCCCAGCAACGGACGGATAGCATGGGCACTTTGGGGTGGCGATGCTGGCTTCTCTTGGAGCCGAAAGATTGCTGCCAGAATAGATAAGGAGCGGGCTATGCAAGAAGATAAGAATAATGATATGACTATCGAAGAAAGCGAGGGTCAAGTTATGACTGAAGAAGTGAGAGCAGAACCTGGTGATCTGTCCGTAGGCGACTATGTTGCCTGGAACAGTTCTGGCGGCGAAGCCTATGGACGCATTGAGCGGATCGAGCGTGATGGGCAGATTAACGTTCCTGATTCTGATTTTGTCGTCAATGGCGATGAAGACGATCCAGCGGCGCTGATTGAGGTCTACCGTGAAGGCGAAGACGGATACGAAGCATCTGGCGTCAAAGTAGGACACCGTTTCAGCACTCTTCGTAAAGTGGAAGAACGCGGATACAAAGACAAAGACCGCTTCTCTCGTGACGATATGAAGACCCGCTCTATGGATGCGGATACCAAAGTAATTGATGAGGACACTCGTAAGGTTCGTATTGCTGTATCTAGCGAAGAGCCTGTTGATCGTTCTTTCGGTTCAGAAATACTAGACCATGATGAGCGCAGCATTGACCTAGACTTTGCTAAGTCTGGGCGTATGCCGCTGCTTTTAGACCATGACCCACGCCAGCAAATCGGTGTGGTAGAAGATGTTGACCTTGATAGCTCGGCTCGCAGATTGCGGGCGACAGTCCGTTTTGGAAAGAACGGTCTTGCTAAAGAGGTCTTCGATGATGTGACGGACGGTATCCGTTCTAACATCTCCGTTGGCTACTCAGTCAACAAAATGGACAAAGAGGGCTCGGATAGCTTCCGCGTCTCTTCTTGGACTCCAATGGAAGTCTCGGTTGTTTCCATTCCCGCTGACAGGACAGTTGGCGTTGGACGCAGCGCAGAAGACAACCTTCAACCTCAACCTGTAACTCTCATTAAGGAGAATACTATGTCTGAAGAAACTCAGATCGACTTGGAAGCGGTGAAGGCAGAAGCTGCCCGTTCCGCTGCCAAAGAAACTGCGGAGATCTACACTCTCGCAGCTAAACACAACAAGCGTGACATGGCTGACGAAGCTGTCAAAAAAGGCACTTCACTAGCTGAGTTCCGTGGTCAAATGCTTGACGTTATCGGCAACAAGCCGCTCGACGACAGCGAAATTGGCATGAGCAAGAAAGAAGTTCGTAACTTCTCTCTTATGACTGCTATCCGCGCAATGGCAAACCCAACAGACCGCAAGGCACAAGAAGCTGCTTCATTTGAATTTGAAGCATCTGCTGAAGCTGCCAAGCGTGATGGTATAGACCCACAAGGTCTTTACATCCCTGCTGACGTTCGCCGTTCTTGGGCACAACGTGATCTCAACACAAGTGATGATTCAGCTATGGTTGCTGAAGACTATCGCGGTGGTGATTTCATTGACGTGCTTCGCAACGCATCTTCAGTGATGCAAGCTGGCGCAACTATGTTGACTGGTCTTGTTGGCGATGTAAAAATCCCTCGGAAAACAGCAGCTTCTACTGCTGGCTGGATCAGCACTGAAGGCGGCGCAGCTTCTGAGAGCGAGCCAACTTTCGGTCAAGTCACCATGGCTCCAAAAACTTTGGGTGCGTTCACTGACATCACTCGTTTGATGATGATGCAGTCTAGCCTCGACATTGAAGCGTTAGTTCGCAACGACTTGTCTACAGGTTTGGCTCTCGCTATCGACAACGGTGCGCTTCAAGGTTCTGGATCTTCTGGTCAACCAACAGGTATCAAGAACACGTCTGGTATTAACAACCCGACTGACTTCGCTGCCGCTAACCCAACGTTCGCTGAAGTAGTTGCTATGGAAACTGCTGTAGCCGAGGACAACGCTCTAATGGGCAACCTCGCTTACATCTTACCTGCTTCTATGTATGGCGCGTTGAAAACCACTGCTAAAGACGCTGGCTCAGGTCAGTTCGTTGTAGCACCTGATGGATCTTTGAATGGCTACAAAGCTATCGTATCTAACCAGGTTACTGCTGGCGACTTGTACTTCGGTAACTTCTCCGATCTACTTGTCGGTATGTACGGTGGTTTGGATATTACTGTTGACCCATACACTGCATCAACTTCTGGCACAGTGCGCATTGTCGCTCTCCAGACTGTAGATGTAGCTGTACGTCACGCAGTATCCTTCGCTGTCAACAACGACGGTTCATAAATGCTAACTTGGGAGGGCTTTAAGAGCCCTCCTTTTTCCACGGGGGTAGCAATGTATCTTGTTCTAAAATCTACCGTTGCAGCAGGTAAGCGTGTAAGCGCTGGTGATGTAATTGAATTGTCAGTTGATGAGGCTAATGAACTCCTTGCCATGGGGCGAGTTGAGCCAGCTAAAGAGAAGCCTAAAGCTGAGATTGCTGATCGTTCTGTCAGCCTAGAGTCTAGTGACGCACCAGCGGTCAAGACTCGCACTAGAAAGAAAAAGGCATGAAGATTAAACTAAAGAAGCAAGCCCAATGGTCAGGCTCATCGCATCGCGCTAAAACTAGCCACGATGTTGTTGACTGGCTTGCTAAGAAGCTAATCGCTAGAGGATTAGCAGAAGAAGTCACAGACGAGCCAGAGGCACCTGCTGAGGAGCCAGAGGCCGAAGAAGAGCCAACTGAGGCTGAATAATGACTATTTCGTTTGCCGCTGATCTTGCACACCTATTTGATGTGGATGAGTTTGCTCAGTCAGTTCTGTATAATGGCGGCACGATTAACGGCATCTTTGACAACGAGACTGTTCCGATTGAGGCTGGCGGCTTTATTCCAGTGCATGAAGAACAGCCTAGACTGACTTGCCGCACAGTTGATGTACCAAGCATTACTTACGATCAAACCATGACTATCGACAGCATTAACTACAAGGTTAAGGCTTGGATACATGATGGCACTGGTACAACCGTCATTCAGTTAGAGCGTCAATAATGTCACACGTCCGTAAGAGTATAAGAGATAGAGTTGAGAGTGTATTATCGTCAGCGGTTAGTTCCGTTTCTGGGCGTGTATTTGCATCTCGCGTATATCCTCTAACTGGACCAGAATTACCTGCTATAGCGATCTATACTAACTCAGAAAGCTCTGGGTTGCAGACAATGGGAACGCGCACACTCATGCGCGACTTATCCTTAAATGTTGATGCGTATGTGCGTGTAACTGACACCTTTGATGATTCAGTTGACGCCTTATGTGTTGAGATTGAAGAAGCGATTGCCGCTGACTTCACTTTGAACGGCTTAGTCAAGGATACTGTTCTTACGTCAACAGAAATTGACTTTGACGGAGAGGCTGATAAGCCCGTCGGGATTACCCGGTTAACTTTTACGATAAGGTATGTTACAAGCATATCTGACGTTGAAACCGCCAGATAGGAGACAGAAACCATGGCAACACACACAGGCAGCGAAGGCACCGTCAAAGTCGGCGCTAACGCAATCGCAGAAATCCGCTCTTTCTCAATAGAGGAGTCGGCTGACACACTTGAAGATACCTCTATGGGCGATACTGCGCGTACCTACAAATCTTCACTAACTAACTTTACTGGAACCGTTGATGTGTTCTGGGATGAGACTGATACGACAGGCCAAGGTGCTTTAAGCATTGGCTCAGAGGTCACTCTCAACTTATACCCAGAAGGTGATACTACTGGTGACACATATTACACTGGCACTGCTATTGTAACTGGTCGCAGCATAAATTCTTCCTTTGATGGTCTCGTTGAAATGAGCATTTCCGTCCAGGGTAGTGGAGCGTTAACAGAAACAACGGTATAATAACATGAGCATTCTTAGCCAAATCCAACAAGCGGTTGGTAAAGAACGCAAGATCGTTGAACTGTCTGGCATGGGAGAAGAGGGTGCAAGCCTTCTTCTCTACTCCACTCCAGTTTCTATGGGGGATATTGACAAAGCCAAGCGCAAGAACAGCGATATGACATCTGGCGACTTTATGTCAGAGATCATCATTGCTAAGTGCGAGACAGAGGATGGGGAGAAAGCATTTACACTGGCTGATAAGCCAGGAATCTTACGTCTACCTATCAAGACAATCCTTGCTATCTTTAACCAAGTATTTGACTCATCTAGTGTTGAGGAGCATGAAAAAAACTAGATAGCGATCCATTTAGATACTCGCTCATTGCATTAGCTGACCGTTTAGGTAAAACTATAAGCGAGATGAATGAGATAACCTTGAGCGAGTACAATGAGTGGATCGCTTACTTTAACGTAAAGGCCGAGCGAGAGAAAAATGGCAAATGACATTAAAATAGTTGTCGCCGCACAGGTAAATAATGCCATTGGCCCTCTTAAACAGGTTGAGAAGCAAGTTGGGCGGGTTGATGCTTCAATGGGCAAATCAACGGCTGCTCTTAGGCAAAACGCCGCTGCAACTGGCGTCTCTAACCAAGCGATGCAAAGATTTGCCAAGGGTGGTCTTCAACAAGTAGGTTATCAGGTTGGTGACTTTGCTGTACAAGTTGGCGGCGGTACAAGTGCGTTGCAAGCATTTGGTCAGCAGGGTTCTCAGCTTCTTGGTGTGTTTGGACCAGTCGGTGCGCTTCTTGGTGCTGGCGTTGCAATTATTAGTGCCGTTGCTGTTGCTTTTCAGAAGTCTAGGACTGGAGCAAAAAACCTCACTGAGTCTACTGAGCAGCTAACATCAGCTTTTAACTCTTACAGAGAGGCAGCAAAAGCAGCGTTAGCATCTCAAGAGGATCTAACAGAGGAATATAGAAGGGGCGCTGAGGCACAAAGAATATATCTTCAAAACGAAAGACGGATTGCAAGAAGAGATGCTTCTCGCGCTTTTGCACAACAAATTTCTCAGTTAGAATCAGCTTTTGATAGAGTTAATAATTTAAGAGAAGAATACAGCGCAGGTCTTCAAGAGTTTGGAGACACGGGAACATTTGCAACAGGTCAGCAAGTAGTGGCCCTTGGAAGGCTTGCAAGATCATTTGGAGCAACAGAAGAACAACTTTTAAGTCTAAGCAAATCAACAGATGATCTAAAAGACTCTACAGTTTTATTTCTTAGCGATGCAGAAACAGGATACAATGCACAGTTAAGTGCCTTTCAAGACATTGCTAATCTTCTAAACGATATTCTAATAACAAACGATGATCTTAGCAAACGAGAAAGAGAAAGATTAGAGGATTTTGAATCTGGAACTCAGGCTGCAATTACAGCAATTAGAGATCAATTATATCTTTTAGACGCAACAACAGAAGAAACTGAAGAGGCGTCTAAAGCTGCTAAAAAATTATCAGACGAGCTAATAAGCGTTAGAGAAACATTAAATCGCCCTGGATCTGATAGATTTCAGCTTTTACAACGGCTTCAAGAAGAACTAGCAATACGCAGAGGTGGTGGTACTGATGTAGACGTTAGAATTGCTGAAGTAGCGCATCAAGCAGGTGAGGCTGCTAGGTCTTTCAATGAAAATCGCAGAAAATTATTGCAAGAAGCAGGTCGTCCCATAACAGGATTGATTGACGTTCAAGAATACATTGAGCGTCAAGTTGAAGTGCAAAGAAACATTGAGCGTGTAACATTCCTCATAGATGAGCAAAAGAACGCAGTAGAAAAAACAACGCACTCCATAACACTATTTGGGCAAGAATTTGAGATAGCTGAAGAAGCCTCTA